AAAAAAAAAAAAAAGAAAAAAGGAAAAAACAAGAGTCATTTTCCCCCCGTTTTTCTGTTGGTTCGGGCCCGGTTCGACACCGGTTCAGGGCAGTAAAACTTACCGATCCTGCAACCGATTGAAAACAAAGCGAAAAAAACCCTTGCAGGGGGAGGGTACTTATGCTATACTCAGCGTAACCCCAAATGGAATCAACACCTTACAGACGAAAAAAATCTTTTGATTGGGTAAATCGGGCGGAACACGGCACAGAATCAGCCCAGGAGCGGCAAAAGAAACACAAAGCGATCCCATTCGCAACACTGAAAGTCACCAAGAGGAAAGACATGAGAATCAAAACGGGCGAGAAAATCACTGAGTTCACTAACAAGAAATACGAGAAACTGGAGCAAATAAACCCAGAAATTCAGAAACTAGTCAACGAATGGGACAATCGATATACGACTAGCGATATCTATCGTGTCACATTTGAGGGGGGACTCATCATGGAAGTCGTTGGACCTCCAGGAGGCCTGCCTCAAAAATTACTCGCTGAAATATCTTGGGAGGAATACTCCATAGACCTTCCAATGCCAACTTGGACCTGCAAATATCAGGGATCTGGAGGTAGATTCCATGGAGTATGGATTGTAGAACATCCAGATCAATAGGATGGGATGTTACAAAGGGAACTCAAATCATGAACTATACAAGATGCTCCAGAATCGATGAAGCTATCCAATGTGAAACTTGGTTCCCCGCGGACGGAAATAGTCTCTGTCCAGACTGTAGAAAACTGCTCAACTCATCCGTTGCCGTCCTCTCAGAAGAGACCAAAAAGAATTACATCGCTTTCATCAACGGCCATAGAGCCGAATGTAGCACGATGAATCTTACCCAATTACAGGATCATATTAAAGGTCTCGAAACGAAAATGGAAGAGGTACGCGCTATAATTCAAACATCAAAGCAAGTCTTACGCGAGAAATTGGATGATTTGAATGATGAGCAACGAAAAGTCTTCCTCACCGAAATGAAGATGATGAAGCCTCTTAAGGCCCCTAAACAAAAGAAGGAAAGATTTTCCGGATACATCGGAGACCCATTGGGAATCGGAGACATGTCAAGTTTACTCGAAAAATTCAAATTGGCGAGAGCCGCAAAGGAGAATGAATCGTGAAATATCACTATCGAATGCACTTCGTTGATTTCGTGTACAATCGGATCAACACCGGATGGGGTGAAGACATCTTTGATGTCGAAAAGGAATTCAAGAAAAATGTAAAATTACCGAAATACATCGTTTGCAGCTATTGGGAGAAAATATGAACGTTAACGATGATCGCCCAAGATACGTTAAACTTGGATTCAGCGATTGGAAAGCAATCTTAGACATGTTCGAAGATTACGATTCCGACGGGAATCTCAGCGAACAGGAGAAAGTCACTCAAGCAAAAGTTGCTCAAATCATCGAAAACATGAGAGCTGCATTGGAACTGGGCAAAGCAAAATGTGACTACAAAAAAATTGCCCGTGATTTGATGAAGGAGAGAAATGAATAACGAAACGAATGTCGAAAAAACGTTTTCCATATTCTTCAAAGGAGAATGGATAGGGAACCTTTATTGGATAACAGATATAAAACACGATAAAGATAGTGGCTGCTACCACGTTTATCATAAAAATGTCAATATCGTGGGTTTGTGTCCAGAAGTGACGGTAATAGAGGAACGAACAAAGGTAAGCCATAAACCACTGTATCTCTGAAAAAAAATGACAAGCACAATTCTTTCAACTAAATGCCCATCATGCGGAAAGAAGTTTGAGTCCGATCACGAAGTTCATCTACGCGGAATTGTTGTGCAGGTCGGAAAGTGCGGCCACCTCATCCATTCCTCCGAATTGGCGCAGCGCGCCCCAGAATCAATTGTTTCTTTGGACAAAAAGAAACTATACCCCTTCCAAAACGACGGAGTTCGATTCATTGAGCAAAGCTCTGCACGTGTTTTAATCGCCGATGAAATGGGGTTGGGAAAAACTGTGCAGGCGTTAGCGACAATTGCTCTACATCCTGAAGAACTAACACCATTTATAGTTGTTGCTAAGAGTTCACTTAAAATTCAATGGCAGCATGAGATCATTCGATGGTTAGGGCCTTCAGGTATCAGTCAAATAGTTGACGATTCAAAGACTCCCTTCCTCCCAGGATTTCTGGCCTACATTGTCAGCTACGATCTACTCCCTCGACTCATCAAAAAGAATGGAGCTAGCAGCTTACGTTTAGGAGCTAAACTTTTAATTCTAGATGAGATTCAACAAATCAAAAACAATGATGCCAATAGAACAATAGCGGTGCGCGCGTTGAGTAAAGAAGTGGAGCACATCATCGCTCTAAGTGGCACACCAATAAAAAATCGAGCGAGTGAATACTTTCCAATTCTCAATATCCTACATCCTGAAATCTTTCCGACATTTTCTGCTTTCCAGATGAAGTGGTGCGATAGTTATTTTGATGGTTACCGCTGGAGATCAGGGGGTTTGGCGAATCCCAAAGAATTTCAGAAGAAGACTAAATCTTTCATCATTCGCCGTGAAAGAGCGGAAGTAATGCCCGATTTGCCCGCAATAGATCGACATTTTAGTTTTCACGAATTATCCAAACAAGTGGAAGCGGCGTATCAAGAAACATTTAAACAATTTAGGAATGACTATAACGTTAACAATGAAGGGTTTGAAGCGGCAAGCAATATTCTTGCATACCTCTCCAAAATGCGATACCTTACAGGACTTAGTAAAGTCGATCCTTGTATCGACTTTTGCATGGAATTCTTAGGGTCCAATGAACGAAAGCTTACAATCTTTGTACATCATCAAGATGTTGGAGAAATGTTGCTTCAGAAACTGCTTCATGTCATGAAAGAATTGGAATTGGAGCGCCCGCTAAGAATAACATCGGATCTTTCGGGGGAGAAGAGGGCTGAAGTAGTAAACGAATTCACAAAAAATCCAAAATGCCGTATTTTGATCGCTAGCACCCTAGCGTCGGGGGAAGGTATAAATCTTCAAGTTTGTAGTGATTGCATCATACTGGAGCGTCAGTGGAATCCAGCGAATGAAGAGCAGGCTGAAGGGCGATTCAGTCGAATCGGACAACTTGCGGAATCTATCACAGCTACATATTTCCTAGCCATTGGAACAGTTGATGAATTCTTTAGCGAAATTGTCGAGAGAAAGCGTGAGATAGTTAATTCAGTTTACAATGGATCTAGTGCAGCATGGGATCAGAGTTCTTTAATCAAAGAACTTGCGGAGGTTTTGGCTCAAAAGGGTGGTGAACGATGGAGAATTTAGGGCTAGTAAAAATAGAGATTGCGTATGATCTATATGTTAACGATTGCTATTCAGGAACAATATGGGCTTGGGAAACCCGTAAAACAGATTATCAATTGGACTTCCTGGATGAATATGGAAGGATATCAGCAATTATTTGGTTAGATCCCGGAATCGAGATTCGTCGAGCAACCACATGAGAACCATTAACCTAGATTCACAAATACTTAATTCAATTCAATCTTGTGCAAGAAAAACTGAGTTATCTTTCATCAACCAAATAGCGCCCATTGACAAAGCGGAAGCTTTAGAACGTGGAGATTTAATGCATAAATTATTAGAATTATATTACTCTCTTAAATCCGGTCTACGAAATAACAGCGATACTTTCCTTTCATTGGGCGAAGCTGGATTCAGGATCCCCAATACATCCGATGGCAACAATCTTTCATTTATTCTCGAAGCAGGTAGATTCTTTACATCAAAAATGAATTTAGATCTAGCTGAATCAGAAGAAATTATGTATCAATTTTCTGAATATGTTAGATTTTACGAAAATGACGCTTGGAACCCTCTCGCTGTTGAAGAAATAGGATCAAAAATGATTTTTGAAGATTCCGAACTGCGTATAATATATTCCTACAAAATTGATATGATTGCGGAGAATGGCAAACTTCAATGTCCCTGGGACCATAAAACTTCAAAGCGGCGTCAAGATCCTTCAAGTTTGTCCAATCAATTCATGGGATATGCTACTATGACTAATTCTCCTTACATTCTAATTAACAAAATTGGCTTCCAAAAAACCCTTGAACCAAAAGATCGTTTTCAACGACATATAATTACCTATGATGAAACTCGATTGAAAGAGTGGCTTGATAATACAATATGGTGGGCGCGTTTGCTGGATCATTATCTTCAGACTAATGAATGGCCCATGAATTTGACTTCTTGCGATAAATATGCGGGTTGCATTTTTTCGCAAATCTGTGAAAGCTCTCCAGAAAGTAGAGAATGGAAAGTTGCACGAGATTACAAGAAAGGAGAAACCTGGGATGTCGCTAAAATCCTAGAAAGCTAAATGAATCATATCCATAAATATGAGCGTGTTGAGGTTGGCAAAAGGGGGCATATAATTTATAAATGCATGCTTCCATCATGTCCTCATTTCCTACCCAATGTCGAATTAGTAATAAATAGATTGTCCCTTTGTTGGGGATGCGAGAAAACCATTGAAGTTACCAAGGAAATGTTTCAATCCAATCTAAAGCATTTCCTATGCAGTAATTGTAGAAATGATCGAAAAGAAAGGCGAGCAGCATTAATCGCGCTGACCAAAGATGCCAACGATTAGTGATGAGACTGTCAAAGTTTTACTTAGGAATAATGGATTCTATCTTGGGGATCCTCAGATATTCCCAATTTCACGTTATTGGAATCCAGTATATAAAAATTCTTCCCTCCACGTTGCATACTCCCCTCAAGAAGTAATCAACCTAAATATCTATCCCTTTGTTTCAAATATAGAAGTCTTAGGGATGAGGAATTAACAAAGAAAGGTGTAATTTTGATGAGAGGTATAAATTGAAATGACAGGATTTTTTGCAATCTTCAAAGGAGAATCAGGATCGGGAAAATCAGTAGCAGCCTATTCTTTTCCAAATCCCTTTGTATTTGATTTTGATCAGAAAATGCCATCAATCGCGGAAAAGCATTTCCCGGGAAAGAAAATTGATTATGAAATGTTCGATTCTGTCTTCGATGTAGCAAACAAATTAACTGAATTCCAAAAAGACTGCCCCTATGAGACACTTATTGGGGATTCATTTACAGCCTTAGTGACTCTCACGATGTCTTCCGTAGGAAAAATTAAAGGAGAATCAATTGCAAAGGTTTTAGCGCCAAGCAGCAAGTCAATAGATTTAATGGGAATTGATTATTATAATGCTGAAGATCGATTTGCAACATTTTTCATTGAGCAGCTAAAAAAATTGTGGAGGCAGCCAGGAAATCCGAAACATATAATACTTACTGCTCATGTAATGACTGTCGAAAGTGCACCTGACCTTAAAACCAAAATTATTACTCGAAATAGATCTATAGTAACAAAAGGTCGAAAGGTCGCGGCGTGGCTACCCACCGAATTCGACAATATGTTTATGTTTGGCGTGGAACCCCCGAACTTGGGAGATATCAATCAAGCTCCAAAAAGGATTTGTATAACGGAAGCCTTCGGTGAAGATTCCGCTAAATGTTCATACAATTTTGATACCTATATTGATTTCACCAAAAAATCATTATTTGACGAATTATGCAAAAAAGTTCCTTCTTGGAGATCTGAACCTCCTGCCTTGTGACATAGATATTTTTAGTGGTACTCATTTCAGTATCCAGAATTTGGAAGCGTGATAACTTTAAAGATTTAGGTGCAGCAGTCAAACCATGAAACCTTCAATTTGGAGAGATATAGATGCTACTATAGGAGCTATAATAATTCTAATAATAATTATTATAGCGCTTATCGCTCCAAGATAAAGATGTTTCAGACTTGGAAAGATATAAACAGCGTTGAAATAATCATAATGCTTCTAGCATGTCTCATCCCTGTAAGAAAAATGATAGATGAAGAAGAGAAAACTGCACTAATGATAGTCATATTCACTCTAATAGCAGTAATAATCATTTTAACGATAGATTTGAGATAGAAAGTTCTACAGGTGGAGATCGGAAGCTCCAACTAACACTTACAATCAAAAAGGAGAAAAAAAATGCCGACAGTAACATTTTCAGAGCAAGATTTACTTGAAAGGAATCAACTACCCGCTGGATGGTACAAGATGAAAGTTGAATCCGTCGATGAAGGTTTAGGTAAGAAAGATCCGACTTCAATCGTCTGGGAGATAAAGTTTATTATCACAGACGAAAAACAAACAAATACTCCCATTCGCCATTGGCTCAGCGAGAAGGCAAGGGGAAGAGTCGTCGATTTCGTCCGATGTTTCACCGGAGGAGAAGTAGAAAAAGAAAAGAAATATGAATTGAGTGAAACTATCGGAAGAGAGATCCTGGGATATACCCTATACGACCCGAACCAAGGCTTCAATGTCATTAAAGACTTCAAGCCTATAGGGAGGTGAATTCATGGCAAAAGGAAAAGTCACTATCACGATAAATCCAATCCCCGCTGACTTAGAATTTGAAGGATACGGAGAAACTGAAGAAGAATTTCTTGAGTCCATCCGAGATGACATCGACGTTAGTGATTACATCAGCTTATCCGTAACGGATTTTGTTCCGGACTCCGCTGAGGAAAGTGATGAAGAAAAGATAGAGTAAGTTTATCGCTGCGCGCGAATAAAATATCGGATTAAACTCAAATTCGCCCTTGTGGAAGGAAAGAGCCACCGACGCGCACCTTTTATCAAAATGAAGTTATCCCAAATCAAACCTCCAACTGGAACCTTTGATCCTGAAGAGATTCAGAGATTAGCTGATTCAATTAAATCTCAAACTCTACACCATCCTATAATTATTCGCGCAGATGGCGAAATTATTGCGGGAAGGAAAAGATTTCTTGCAGTTCAATCATTAGGATATGAAGAAATTGAAGTCAAAGTAGAACCATTAGACATTTCTATAGAGCGAATGCAAGAGATTTCACTCCACGAAAACCTCAGACGTTATAATCTCCCTTGGTACGAACAAGTTGTTATGGAAAAAGAGCTTCATGATCTTCGTATATCTCAATATGGTCAGCGTAAGTCGGGTCGTCCCTGGAAGAGAGAAGAGCATTGGTCTATGTTGGACACGGCCGAAGAATTAAGAGTCTCAATGGGTACATTATCCCAAGATTTAAAGCTTGCAAATGCTCTAATCATTAATCCGGGGTTGTCTAAAGTCAAAGATAAAAAAACGGCTTTAAAATTAATTCAAAGGGCCACTAAAAAAGAATTAGCTGAATACGAATCTTTAAGCTCCAATGATATTCAGATGGATCAGATTTTTCTAGGAGATTCGCTTAGTATATTAAATCAATTTTCAAGTGAATCATTCAATGCTTGCGTCACGGACCCACCATGGTCCTCTTTTTTGGATAAGTCTCTAACAGCAAATCCGAAGGATTTATTGCCTATATTTAAAGAAATTTATAGAGTTTTGAAAAGAAATTCTTTTTTATATATTTTCCTCCCCTTACCCGACCTTATAACCTATCGAGAAGAACTTCCAAAATTTGGCTTCACTGTGCAAGATTGGCCACTTATTTGGATTAAAGGAAACTGCTTAACTCATGGGGCGAGAGATTGGCAGCATATTCGAGATTACGAATTAATTATGGTAACAGTTAAAGGTTCTCCCATACTCAATGCCAATAAGGAAACATCTAGCATTCTAAACCATAATATTGTCCATCATTCTAAATCAATTCATCCAAATGAAAAACCAATTGAACTTTTGGAACAATTAATTGAAGAAGTATCATTTATAAATGGTAAAATTCTTGATCCCTTCGCCGGATCAGGTTCAACATTAGCTGCTTGTAAAAAGACGGGAAGAAAATTTATCGGGATTGAGAAAGAAAAGAAATTCTTTGAACTAATCGAGAGGAGATTAAGCAATGAAAACTTTGATCGAAACAATCCCACATAAAGAGCAGAGTTACCCTACAATTGGAGATTGGGAATACGTTGATGAACAACTAGTAATAAAAGTATCTAAGTTGAACAACTTTTATTATGAATCTCTAATAGCAATTCATGAATTAATTGAAGCTATATTGTGTAAGAGATTTGAGATATCACAGTTAGATGTTGATATTTGGGATAAAAATTACGAAGGTGAAGGCGAACCTGGAGAAGATCCAAAATGTCCTTATTACACTCCTCATTTAATTGCAACTATGATAGAACAACAAATGTGTATGTATTTAAGATTAGATTGGCTTAAATATGAAGAAATTGTTAAAGCTGCTCTTGAAAGCTTACAATGATTTACGTTCCAGGTGAAGGTCCATCTAACGCGAAGTTAATGATAGTAGGCGAAGCTCCTGCCGAGTATGAGGAAAGATCAGGACACCCATTCTCCGGACCTTCAGGAATGATAGTAAATGATTGCCTTTCCTATGCCGGAGTTAACCGCTCCGAAGTTTACGTAACAAACGTGGTGAAAATACGCCTACCTAATAATGACATTAAAAAGTTACATTTAATAGGTAAGAAAATTGAAGACTTCCTTCCACAACTAGCCCAAGAAATTGAAAAGCTAAAGCCAAATTGTATTTTAGCATTCGGAGGGACCGCACTTGAAGCATTAACTGGATTAAAAGGCATTGAAAAGTATCGTGGTTCAATTTTAAAATCAATCTACGGTCCAAAAGTAGTAGGTACGATTCATCCAGCCGCACTTTTACATAAAGAATCCAAAGGAATGAAGTCCTGGAAGGATTTAACTTATATCAAATGGGACGTGAAAAGAGCAGCTGATCAATCTAAATTTCCGGAATATAATCCCCCCCAAAGAAATTTAACAGCCGCGCAAAATCATCTTCAATTTTATCGATTTATGAATATGTATCAAAAAGAAAATTTAGTATCTATTGATATTGAAACGTTTAAAACCTTCCCTATTTGCATTGCGCTTTCCTACACCAAAGAATCCGCAATCAGCGTTCCACTGCTATCTCATGATATTACGGAAAGTGATAAGGTACAAATTTGGCGGGACGTAAGTGACTTAATGGCGGACCCCAAAATTTTTAAAATTGGCCAGAATTTTACATCGTTTGATGAAGTCCAGCTAAGATCGTGCTATAATCGGAGTATAAATTTTGGGATAATAACAAGATCTTTTTATTTCGATACAAGATCCGCCTGGAAAGTACTTTATCCAGAATTGCCAGCGAAACTTCAAATGATATCCTCGATAATGACGGAAGAGCCCTACTATAAAGATGAAGGAAAAGAATATAATCCTAAAAAAGATAATTTTTCTCGTTTAATGCTGTATAACGCTAAAGATGCGGCCGTTACTTTTGAATGTTATGAAAAGGAGTTAGAAGAATTGCATCAACGGAAGTTAACAGATTTTTTCTTTACTAAGATAATGCCACTTCACCCTTTATATTCTAGGATTGAAAGTAGAGGATTGAACGTCGATAAAAGTGTGCGCGCGGAGTTAAAAACTAAATATGAATTCGATCGAAAAATTAAGCAAGAAGAACTAAATAATCTTTGCGGTATGGAAATCAATGTTAACTCGACCAAGCAAGTTCCAATTTTACTCTATAATCATTTAAATATCCCTGTTAGGAAGGGAACAGATGAAAAAACATTGGACGCATTAATGCGTAATACAGTCAAAGATCCGAGAAAGAAATCTATTATCAATCTTATTCTTGAAATTCGTAAAATAAGAAAAACGATTGGAACTTATATTAATGCAGAACTTCATCCGGATAATAGATTGAGAGCAGGCTATAATATATTACTCGAAACGGGTCGAACATCTACATCTGTTCTAAAACCTCCTGTTACAACCGAAACAATGGGAATCGCGCTTCAGACACTCACTAAACATGGTGAGATCGGAGCTGATTTGCGTGAAATGATAATCCCCGATCCGGGTTATATTTTCATTGAACCGGATTTAAGTCAAGCCGAGGCGCGTGTGATAGCAGTTTTAGCGAACGATGAACGAGCAATGAAAATGTTTGAATATGGAATTGATATACATCGAGTCACTGCTGGATGGATTAACGGAATTGGGGGATATGATTCTCCATTGCTCGAATTTTTTCAGGGGCGAGATGAGGAGAAAATTAAAGAATTGGTGGGTCTAATTAACGGAATTCTAAAGACCCAAATTAGTGAAGACCAACGTCAGCTTGGAAAGGTAATTCGCCATGCTGGTAATCTAGGAATAGGCAAAAGAGAGGCGTCAAAAACTGCCGGAATTAGCGAATGGCGCGCTGGGCAAATTCTCGATAAATTTCATTCTATGAATCCAAATATAAAAAAAGTCTTTCATGAAGGTATAATTGAATGTCTAAAAAAGGGGAGAACGCTAACCAATCCTTTTAATAGAACTAGATTATTTTTGAATAGATGGGGAAATGATTTATTTAAAGAAGCCTTTGCTCAAATTCCCCAATCTACAGTTAGCGACCAAACTAAGTTCGCAATGAAAAGAATTGAAAAGCGATGCTGGGATTTGGAAGTAGATTTTCAACTTCTTGTTGAATCTCATGATTCATTCTTGTCCCAAGTACCCATTGAACACGCCGAAAAAATCTATCCTATAATTCGTGAGGAATTAGAATCTGAAATTGATTTTTCATTATGTAGCTTGGGTAAGGGGAAGCTAACAATTCCTTGTGATATTAAAATTGGAAAAAAGAATTGGTTAGAAATGGAGAAGATATGAAGTATCTTAGAATGGATCGATCTCAAAGAAATATTAGAATTAGATTAAAATTAGGTTAAAGATATCTTTATTTAGAACGAGGTAATTATAGCTCTAGAAGGTTTTTCCCTTATATCGAAACTGGTAGTTTCAGAACTGGCAGTTTAAGTTGGAGATATGGAAGGATTAGAATTGAGCTGGTACGCTGGATATAAAAAAGAAGATAGAATGAAAATATCTATAATCAAATGTCAAGGTCCTAACTGTACTAAGAAATTTAGGGCTAACAGAATACTGCATCGCGTATAGAAGATGCCAAGTTTAGAACCCCTATAATTTGGAGTAAATTGTAATAGAGTGATACAAAGATGGATAATTAATTATCATGGAAAATATATGGGGGCGTTTAAGACATTAAAAAAAGCTATCAGATTCAGCCAATCTCTCACAGAAGGAGTTGATAGTTGAATTCTTCATGGTTAGATCTTTTAATACAATCTACAAGAAACTTAGAACCACCGGAAAGATTTTTTTGGTGGTCAGGAATTGCACTCATTTCGAGTTTAGTAAAAAAGAGATTATTCCTCAATCGCTTCTCTTATAATCTTTATCCCAACGTATACGTTCTACTAGTTTCCGAAAGATCAGGTTTAAGAAAAGGAGTTCCAATACTAATGATGCGTCAAATAGCAGAAATTTTAAAAGTGAGAACAATTTCTGGACGTAATTCAATCCAAGGAGTAATTAAAGAGCTCGCTTCACAAGTAACTCATCCTAATGGAAAAGTAGAAAATTTAGCTCAAGCATTTCTGTGCGCGCCTGAACTAACATCCTTTGTAGTTCATGATCCGGAAGGACTAAATATATTATTAGACCTCCATAATACTCACGAACATTTAATATCGTGGAAGAATACCCTTAAGTCTTCACCAATTGAAGAGTTAAAGGAACCCTGCATAACGTTTCTAGGAGCAATCAATGAACCCCTATTCATAGATTTTTTCAAAAAAAAAGATATTGAAGGTGGATTAATTGGTCGTATGTTTATTGTTCACGAATCTAAAAAAAGAAGTGTTCAAGATCTGATGGAAGAACCTGAGGGATTCATACCAGGAAAAGATCTAGCCGATAAATTGCTTTACTTACAAGATATCAAAGGAGAATTTTATATAGATTCCTCAGGTAAGAGATTTTATAAGAACTGGTATCATTATTTGAACGAATTAAATCTTGACGATCGTACTGGAGCAATAGAGAGATTAGGAGATCAAGTTTTAAAAGTAGCCATGATAATTTCATTATCAGAATCGCCAAATTTGGTAATTACAGAAGAGCATTTAAAACAATCCGTTTCAAAATGTGAGGATTGCATTGTTGGAACTAAGAGAGTTACACTTTCTTCTGGACGTAGTGAATTTGCTCCAGGGATATCAACTTTAATGAAAATTTTGGTTGAATCCGAAGAGGGAATATCTCGTAGAAAGTTGCAGCAAAAAATGTGGCCTGACTATGATTCGATGAGTTTGGATAGGATTATAGACACAGTTTTAAGTTCAGGAGCCTTAGAACAACCGTTTAGAAGAGGAAAGGAGATTATATACAAAATGAAGAAGGAACATATCGAAGCATATTTGAATTTCAGAAAGGAAGTGAATTAAATGAAGATTTCCTTTATATTCAACTCAGTTAATCAAGTTGTCCTCATGCCAGAAAATGGTAAGGATAAACAACTTTTAAGTTTATGCTGTAACGGAGCGCGCGAGCTCACTATAGTCCCATCTAAGGATGATTCCATAATTATTGAATTTGGCGAAGGTAGCGTGAAAAAGGAGAAGGAGAAACAGTGAATGAATACAGAACAGATAAAAACAACAATCCGACAGCATTCACAACAGACCTAGCTGAGGAGGGAGGTTTAATTAAAGGGATAGATTATGAAGAAGGAGACGCTTTTGGAAACCTTCATACCGCTAAAATTATAGGAGACCCCGTTAGTGTGACAATTAAATTAATCGATAAAATAGGATTTTTCACGAACGCAGCAGTTCAAAGGTGGAAATATATTGCTATACCATATAAAATTTGGAGTAGCCTGAGTTATGTAGAAAAACTCTACGTAATCAGTTGGATGTATCAACATGAAGGAGGAGAAGCAATGAAATGTTTATCCATTTGTACGACCCAGAAATAATTGATCTCACAGAGGGAAATTTATCCCAAGGAGGAGTTATCAATTTAAGAATTAAAGAGAAAAATGCTCCAGTAATGCTCTGGTTAAATCTTAGCTTTCATTCTAGGGAGCAATTTGAAACATTTTTGGAAGCAATTAAGAACGTGAAATTTACAGTTTCTCATTAACCTTTAAGGAGGGTATCAAAATGAGTGATCGTGAGATTCATGCTAAGGTGGATAATTACTGCGACTATGTTCATCGGATAGAAGACTTGAACGTTGACAATGTCGCAAAGAGGATTGGACTTCAGGAAATATCTAAGCGTCTTCTACATACTCTTGCTATCTTGACGCTCGCTGCTAAGGAGGCAGACACTACTATAGCATGTCTCTTCTACTACTTCATGAATAAACAGCTCCCCATTCCGAATATTCCTGACGTTCCCGTTACTATTATTCATCGTCTCCAGGAAGAGGATGTAATTCGGTTGATCTACTCAGTCCTAGGTTCCGTGTCTGGATGGGCAGGATGTGTTACTCGAATTATTCTAGATTATGTTAAGAATGGAAAGCCAATGGACTGGGTTAATATCTCCGAAGAAATTGGAAACTGTACTTGGTACACTGGAGCGGGAATCAATGTTCAGCAGAAACATACCAATTTTACTTTTCGAGATATCTTGACTAATAATATCAGGAAGTTAGCGGTAAAATATAGGGACAAATTCCCAGAAGTACACACAATGAGTCGTGATCTTGATGCTGAACGTCAAATTAATGAAAGCGTGCGGGGACCGTTTACGTTCTCAGTTCCACAGGACTTTGAGTTCCTTGAGAAGCGGGGCGACGGATGGATGCTGCGTCAAAGATACGGCGGACTGTATGTCGTTATCGATTGTTCAGTGAAGAAAGATGGCCAAGAATGGATTCATGTTAGTTACTCGCGAAAGAAAGAGACGCCCAATCATAGCGACACCATACGCGTGAAAGAGGCGTTCTTAAAAGACTATTACGCTTATGCCGTATTCCCGACAGCGGAAACGTACATAAACATCCACCCGCACTGTTTACATTTGTGGGCGCGCGCGGACGGCACAGCAGTACTTCCTGAGTTCAGTGAAATCCTTGATGACGGGAGGAGCTCGATATGACTTGCGAACGGGGTTTGAGTTTGAAACGAAGTTAACTTAACTTGTGGAGGTTAAGATGAAGCATTCAATCGCAGATCTGGAAACTCTTCTTGAGCGGGATATGGTGAAATTGCCTTTAATGACAAGGTCGTTAGTAGCGGAATGGGCAGTTTTTCCCAAACTTTCCGTGAAAGTAAGTATGCCTACTAAGATTTCTTCTTAGAAAGTATCCTTACTAAACTTCTAATTTGTTCCGCTCCACGAATGCTTGGTTCATTAGCTCCAGCTTCCTTAGCAATAGCTTTCCAAGCATCGGCATTTTCAGGTAAATCTTTACCGGAACTCATAATATGCCTGGCAATCTTAAGACTATTAATATAGCGCTTTTCATCATGAAATTTTGAATAATCTAATTTTTCCCCCCTAATTACTTTTTGAGGGTCCCCTCCAGCAGCCTCCACTCTAGCCGCGCGCTCTATTAACCTTTCATCTGCTACATCCTCGGGCATCTTAACAGAGAGAGTTTCAACGGGAGATTCAATCGGAGACCTAACTTTTAAAGAGGAAGTTTCAACTGGAGATTCAGCTTTTAAAGATTGAACGTTAAAAGGAGTTTCTGCTGTTGCAAGCGGTCTTTTAACTTCGATAGATCTTAAATCAAAAGGTTGTTCTTCAGACTTCAACATTTTTTCTTTAAGGGACTCAACTAAAGTATCGATATCCTGAGGAACCATTCGTTTATTCTTCAAATAATTTATATAATCATCGATTGTTTGCTGACCCTTTATAACAGCCTCCTCCATTCGACTGAGAGACATTGTTGTACTAGGCACTATTTTTCCCGGTTTTTCAACTTCTAAAGGAGAAATAGTTTTGGGAGTAAGTGTTTTTGATAAAGTTTCGATAGACTTCGGTGAATAGCCTATTCTCTTTAATTCAGATTCAAATTCATCCATGGACATTGCGCCCGATTTTACTGCTTCCTGTAGTTGGGGAACATTTAGCTCTTTCGCCACTGGAGTTCCCAGCTTTTTTATTCCACCTATTAAATTTCTCACCCCATAATAAGCTGGGAAAAAACCTCCAAGACGGCCTTGAAGCATTTCAGCAGCTCCATATCCCGTGAGTCCCAAGCCAGATGCAACTTGACCCATTCCTGGACGAATATAAGGTTTAGCTACTCTTCCAACTCCATGAGCAACAGGGGGAAGAATTTTGGGTGAAGCTAACATTAAAGCCTCCGCGCCTGCTTCACCATATCTACCCTCACCAATGGATTCTCCTAGGGAAGAAATCGCAGGTCCTACAAAAGGCAACCTTCCCGTAACTGCATAAGCCGCGCGCTCTATTGGCGAGCTAGCATCTCTTGATTTTTCAAGATCCGCTCTTCTAGCTGCTGTAGCTTCTTGAAGAGATTGGACGGGGTGGAGAGGTGCTTGAATTGTACTTGAGAGATAAGATCCCAATGTATTCCAAAACCCAGGATCTTCTCTTACAGATTGTTCTTTGGTATAATCCGGTCTGAATTGCTGCTTAGATTTGAATAAAACCGTACCCTGGTCTTTAGGATTTAATTTAGAGAAAGCTTCATTATTTGATCTAAGGAACTCTAATTGCTTGGATAAAGGCATATTTACGAACTGTTCGTTTCCAAGCGTGTCAGAGAGTGAAACAGGCATATTATTTTTGTTGTAATAACTGATGAAGGAACTCTTCATCAGTCATTTTTGGAGTACCCTCATAACTTTTTCTCGCTTCAGAGTCAGCTTTAGTAGCTTCATCCATTGATGTAGCGCTATAGAGTTTATCTATAGTATCATCTGCAACTTTTTGCTTTTTTTGAACTAATTTCTTAACATCGGTAAGTACATCTAGTAATTGTTGTCTATCTTTAGGTAATAATTTTCCTTGACCGGAAATAGATTGAAGCCAACCTTGAATATCACCAACAATTCCGTGAGCATGGATTATTGCATTCAATTCCGGTTGAGTAATCCTAATTCCCGTTCCCTGACCAGAAATAATAGCAGTCATTACTTTTGGGACAGCTAATGCCTGAGATTCAGCAGTTCCCGTTCTAAGCATACCTTCGGATTCAGTAATTCGATCTAATTGAGCGCCCGCGTCATTGAAGACCTTTTGATGATTCCGAACTAAGCCATTAACTCTTGAGTCAAGTCTTCTTTGATCTGCTCTTTCCATTACATCTGATTGAGTAGTAGCATTTCTCCTAAAATTATTAATTTCTGAAGAAGTAGGACTACGTCCATGTTCAGTAGTAAAAGTTTCACGCCAAACGGAAAATTCGTCACTCGCAGCTTTTTCCGGGGATTCCCCTATTTGTTGTGGCTCCTTTCCAGGTTGAATTACAAACTCTCCAGGTCTTACCACTAACGGTTTTTCCGGTGGAGGTGATGAACTAAAGGGGGGAATGGTTTGTCCAGTTTGGGGATTAAACAATCCACCTCGACCAATCGCTACCGGTCGTTGCAGTTCTCCTTTAGTCTGTGCTTCATATAAACTCTGATGCGCGCGTTCGGCTGCAGCTTGCGATTCTTCGGTGCCAATTTTAGCTTGAGAGGATCTAGAAGCTTGCTCTAGATCTGCTAAAGTTCTAGCTTGAGCTAATTGCTTTTGATAAGGTCCTTGCGTTATTGCTCGATGAGCGGCGATTCCAAGATCCCCACCGCCTCCAAATCCAGCAATACCTCCAACAATACCTCCTAAAATGGATCTCAATTTACCAACTTTAGGAGGTCCTTGAGCAACTAGTTGACGAAGAGCGTCAGTATCGGGAGTTTGAGATTGTGGAGGGATAGGTAATTGCTGATCCGCAAATGGATTTGGACCAAATAGTTTATTCTGAAGAGCTTTTTGTCGTAAGAGCTCGCCAATGTCAGTTTGTTGCGAATCATTCGCCATTATCCACCTCCAATCCCCTCAGCGGCTCCACCAATACCTTGGCCCAATTGACCTGCAGCAGTCATAAATCCTATAATATTGGATAATGGACCCTGGGGAGAAGCAGTAGCGATGGCAACTAAAGCATTTAATGCATCGTTTTGATTAGTGAAATTTAGACCCAAAGCACTCAAAACTTGATTCCCCAAATCGCTGATTTGACCTGTAGATGCGTCATAGAGAGATCCTAATCCCGCTGCTGCAGCTCTAGAACCAGTAGCTACTCCGCTCTCTAAGCCAGACTGTAATCCGGCTCCTCCTTGTATTAAGTTAGCTACATTAGTTGCTAGATTGCCCTGAGTTCCCGCTGTAGTTCCACCTAATCCAGCAGCTTGCAATCTTTCAGATCCGGTTGTAGCGCCAGTAGTACTCAATCCGCCTAATCCTGCTACTTTTCCAGCTAACAAATTTTGAGCTAAAGTATTTTCTGCCCCACTAGCTGCTGCGGTTTGGTCTTGAGATAATTGTCTAGCTAATTGGGAAATATCCCCGCCAGTACCTAAACCTCCAGTTCTTGATTTCTCTAATTGAGCTTGCCGAGCCAATGCATCATAAATAGCGAGAACTCCCGAGGTTGAAACTCGTAAATAATTTTGTTGCTGCTCTGGAGTCATACCACCAGTATTAGCAAGATTTTGATATCCTCCAGTAATGCTAGCTAGTAAAGAGGGATCCATTGATCCACTTGGACCAGTAAAACCTGTCGCTGTATTATAAGTATTTTGAAGATTTCCCTGAACATTAGATAGCTGAGTCGGATCTACTCCTCCTGTAGGATATAAATTAGCAAGATTAGCCCTTAAAGTAGCTAATGCTGCTGGATCATATCCACCAGTTTGAAGTTGAGTTAAAAATGCATTTACGGCTGGACCTGCTGTACTTTGTTGAACTCCTTGAGGAGTACTCATTAAACCAAGGAGACTATTTATCCAATTCGATGTCTGAGACTGCGAGGATGAAGCTAGATTTCCTGCCGTTCCACCTACAGCTTGTCTCCCGACGCTAGGAGTTCCTGTATATCCTAGGGGATTGGGTGATTGTGTGGGATTACTTCCTATAGGAGTGGTAGTAGTAGGGGCATTCGTGGGATTCGTCAAGGGACTAGGATTAAAATTAAGATTTGTTGATGCTGGCATTAAGGGATTGGGATTAAAATTAGTGGGATTCACTAAAGGATTAGGGCTAGCTGGATTTGCTAAAGGACTAGGATTAAAATTAGTAGGACCCGCTAAAGGAGAAGGAGTCCTCAGCGGTATTTGAGAAGCCTGTATTCGCATTATGGGTGCTGAAGTAGTAGGTGCAGGAGTAGAAGATGCGGGAGTAGTTGTTGGAGTAGTAGATGCGTTATCCCCCAAATTATAACCACCAAAAGCTCCAGGTGTAACTCTTTTTGAAGTTCTTACAGCCCCCGCTTGCTGTTTAGCCATTTTTACCTCTCGGTGGAAGATACATCGCTTTCCCCGTAGCTGGAATGAATCCGAAGAGACTTAAAAAACTAGCGGTTTTATCCACCTCTTCACATATGAAGACATGAGAATCAGGAACACTTGATTTATTCAATTCATCAATTAAGGTTATAATTAGATCTCTAATCGCGCGCGCTCTAGTTAACTTACAGCAGTTCATGTTACAAATTAAAATTGACTCCGTTGTCAGCTTAAGAAAGCCATAAGCGATAGGATTCTCATCATATGAAACTGTTTTTGCCGCAATTATGCTAAGATCCGTAATTTCAGGTATAGGATATTTATCCGAAGCTATAGCTTTTATATCTTTAAAATCACTTAGCTCAATATCTCTAATCATTTAGCAGTATTTAATAGTCCAGTAGGAGGACTTGGAAGGATGATAGCTTGACTCATATTACTCGGCGCGGATTCTAATCCATTAAAAGTCGCTGTAACTTCATAACAAAAATTCCCAATAGTTACGGATGGATCCGTATATGTCAATATAGTTACTCCGGTTGCTATCTTAGCAAAAGTAGGAGTTCCTGAACATAATCCAGGAGCTCTATATACGCTGTAGGTCGTCCCCATTGGATTAAGAGTATCCATCCAAGTAAGATCCACACTATGCATAACCTGAGCGCTAATGGTAGTTAACAATGACAATAAAATAAGTTTTTTTCATAGAACTTCGTTTGTACACTTTCCAGCAGGAAGATTATTCAGAATTTCTTGAGTTGAAGCATAATCTGCGATAGCAGGAATAATATGGAAAGAATTTGATTCAAACGTAGAAGTATAATCTAGTGTAATTGCCAAGCCAACCAACTCATAAGTTGAAATATTATCGGTTATTGTGGGCATTTAGCAAACCTTTTCATTAATTGAAATAGAATTAACCACAAAAGCATTTCCATTAGTAACCGTTTGAGCAGACGAAAATCCAGCCTCACTAAATATTTGGCTGGTAGTACCACCTTTAGTACTACTCCAAGTTGCAAATACTCCAAAAATACTCCCAGAAGCATTAATAGTGAAAGATATAGCTGCCCCAGCAGTTATCGTCGATGCAGAAAAAGTTCCCAATGCTGAATTAGTCCATTGAAGTATACCAAGACGTGTAGCATTGGAGTATCCTGTAAATTCTGCCCAGGAATTTGTAGTTGGTGGGTTAGGAGTTGAAGTAGTTATCTTAGTCGCGGTATCAGTAAGTTGTAAGGAACCAAAGTTAGCATTATTTATCAAACCTAAATAAGATGCAGTGGTCGCTACAGTACTATTCCCTGAGTTAGCCGATGCAATACCTGCTGTAAAAATGATATCCCAGCCTTCATATGGAAGGATATTCTCACATTTCTCTCGCCAGAGAACTTTACCCTTCTTATCCCTAATTTCACAGTCATAAGTGAAACCAATTTTTCCATATTTTAGGATTTCTTTTAAAGAAGGCTTCACAAGAGATGGTTTAATTAACATACTGTCCTCCCATCACAACTTCCAAGTTAGCTGCATTACCGTCAGCACTCAAAACGTCCAATCTCAAAAGATCTCCATCTTGAAAGGAATTCTGAGAGATTGTATCCGAGTACTTAGAGAAGCTTTGACCTACAGCGAAAGAAATCTTAGTCGAGGAAAGAATTGTATTGTATGATCCTCCATTACGAGAAATTAAAATATCGCAAGATAATAGGGATGTTATTGGTGCGCTAATGAGTGTTGCGTAAATAACGGAAATCTGAAAAGATGTGAATAATAAATTATTATTCTGATCCCTTGGAATCATTACTCGATATATAGGAACCATCTGATTCTGCGTTACTACCGCGCCAAATACAACAAATCTGATACTATCAAAATAAGCTTGCGGCTTAATATCATTAACTGAATTATTAACATTTGAAACCATAGAGTATAACAAATTTAATGCCTGCCAAAGCTTAAAATCTTTTCCCTTAATTGGAGAGATTAAGGGTAAGAAAGATGTATCTGATGGGCTCATTTCATTGCGGCCTTCCATTAAATAATTTTCTGCTAAATACATCTAATCTATCAATTCGAAAAAATTTAGTTGATCCGAATTTAACAGACATCTTTTCCCCCATAAAATTTATTTGTCTATCAAAATCTTGACCGGGAAGGCTAGAAAGAACTATCGATGGTGGAGTAACTGCTCCTTGCATATCCTCAGGAAAGAGATTAATGAATAGAGAATCTATACCTCTACCTCTGAAACGCAATAAACGAAAAACTGATATTACTCCTCCACCTAAGAGAGCAGAAGTCCAATACCCTTCAATATTTTGTCCCGAATCAGTTGATTGAGAAGGTTCCAATTTGTAAATTCCTGAAGTTGTTCCTAGTCTAAGATAATAATCATAATCGCTAGCTCCATCTACATCCTGAAAATTCATCATAGATATAAAGCTAGGCGACCAAGGGAAAAAATGCTGAGCCCATTTAATATTTTCAGCGTCCAAACCTTCTGAATAATCTCCGGATAATAGCAAATTAGGTGTAGTTGATCCATTTGTAGGCAATAAAACGTAAATTATTTCATTAAAAACGTCAATAGTAACTGTTATTAATCCCTCAGAACCGTGAGTAATCGTTCCCCAAATATCATCGATTTTCCAGCTCAATTGAGGACGAACTACACTACCATTGAAAAGGAATAAACCCTCTCTACTTCCCAGTAAAAGACCATTCATTACAGGAAGGGGAGATTGGGAACCAGTAATTGATCCAAGTGCGTCTTGGTAGGATCCTACGCTACTATCTATAACCATAATAGGCCAAGTAGATGGATCGCTACCGTTATCTTGAACAGCAAATATCCCCACTGCTTTCGAGAGATATAAAACATCATTCAATATCCCGCAAGAGCGCGTGATATTACCATCACGCTCAGCGGGGATCTGAATGTATCCTACCGTGTTATCAAAAGACTCAGGATCCCCGGATCTAGAAACTCTGACTAAGTCTCCCGTAACGGCTATTAATCTACCGTGGTACTTCTGAAGCGCTCCGTAAGAATTTCCTCCAAGTAATGAAGGAAGTAAATTAAAAAGATAATCCGCGTTTACTGATAAACTGGAATCAAAAAAATCTAGAGTTACCGATGTAGATATATTATCAGCAATATAACCATTAGGGGCAAAGAAGAAAAGAGTTTCATTCGCGCGAGTTACTAAAATCCATCGTGCTACTGTTCCTGTAGGTCCTAAAGGAATATCTGTTAAAATAACCTGTGTTTGACCTAGAGCAGTATAATTAACGGGAGTAAAAGTTCCTCCTATTATAGGTCCCGGAGGAGTGATAAATCCTGTATTAGTAACGAAGGAAACCGCAAATTGATGAACCCCAATGTCCAATCCCCCAGTGGCATCTCCTGAACCATTGGAAGCTATAAAAGATGATGCAGGAGAAACGCCACATGCAGGACGAACTGGATTAATCCCGTCCCAAACTTGGAGATTTGGTGGGGGATAACTGGGAGACAACGGTAAAATATAGAGCTTATTAAAAAGATTCAAAAATTGATAATCAATAGCAGAAGAACTAAATATAGGAATTGAATTCGTTCCTTGATATATATTTCCATTATAATCAACTGTAATTGGAATTATATTGGCATCATTAAAGGTCGCAAGAAACATTCTTTTTATCGGCCATGAAGTTTGAAGAGAGATTTTAGTCCCATTCCTTTGAGCTAATTGTCCTTTATTAAATTGTATATTTTCAGCACAAATAGCATGATCTATTGGACAGGAGTCTGCCATTCCGCGTTTATACATTCCACGGAATGTATCAATAGTCGTTTTTTGGAGTTCATCAATATACATTATTGTGACTCGTAAACTCCCTGAAATTCATAAGTTCCAGTAGCTAGATTGAAACTGGAGACGTTTGGCGCGGTTAAATATAGAGCTACCTGACTAATCGTATTCATAGTTACATTAGCTGGCGCGTCCGATGATGTTCCCTGAGCAATTCCAGCAAACATTTCATAGATATCTAAAGTATTATAAGGAAGTGTACATCCTATCGCCGTTACAATTCCAGTAACAACGGTCGTAAAACTCACTCGAACAAAAACAGTTTTTCCTATTTTTAAATAATTAGCTATTTTAATAGAAGTTCCAGAAATAGATCCAGCACCAGTAATTACCGATACAGTTGGAGTATAAGAAGACCAGGCAGTATTCGGACCAAATTCAATAGTTATCGTACTTCCTACTGAACTAACCGTTAATATATTAGAAGCCCCAGCAACTAGAGATAGCGCTCCGGTTAAAGTATTAAGAGATAATACACCAGAATTTACAACTTGGATATTGGGGCTGGCTGCATTAACATTAATACCAGTTCCTGCTGTGATAGATAACGCTCCAGTTAAGGAATTTAACGAAGATACACCAGTTGATCCAGCGAGAGCGCTCCAAGTATTAGGACTTGAGCAATATTCGGTTATATTAGATGTAATATTCCTAAAAAGTCTAGAATTTCTAGGATCACAAATAGCTGGCTCTGTAGTCCCGTAGAAAACTGGTGGGAAGGAGGGCTGTGAGTATAATGCAGGCGTTAGAAATGTGGCTAGCACAAACGCGCGCTCGATGAGTTTATTGATTAACATTTCCCTTTGCTGCTCCAATCACATCAACTTGCCACGTTGCCGTTTTCCCTGTTAAATCAATTGGCCAAGCGGCTATAGCATTATCCCCTTGATGCGATATGGTCTGTATTAAGACAGTTCCGTCGGAGATCGTTAAAGTCACATTATAAGTAGCAGCGGGATTGTCTGGATCATATACCATTATCAAAACAAATGGTACAGGTGCCAAACCTGGAAGTGCGGGCATTAGGATTGCGTTGACAGTCATACTCCTCTGATTATCTTGTTTTGAGTTGCTCCCCGATGATAAGCTCTTCTTTTTGCGGGTAGATTCTGAAGTTCTTTAACCGCAGATCTAAGTATTAAATCTAAATTATAACTTGCATTTGCCTTAAACATGGATACTCTCGCATCAAGATTTTTGGGATCACTAACAGACTCTACAGCCTTTGCAGCCACTTGATACGCGAGAAAACATTCACCCAATAAAACTCCAATACTATCCGTTAATAATGTTGGAGGGGTTAATTCTTGATTATATCTTATTTGTACTTGGGTTGTTGTCGTTGCTCCTCTCAACATTATAGTTTGACCCATCCAAGCCCAATAATTAAGGGACACTCCCAACACAACGTTAGGAATAAAATCAACTTCCTTCATATCAGTGAAAGCATCATTGGTATCTCCTAAGGCTCTTTCCTTGAGCCATATGGGACTAATCATATTAACGGGATATCCGGAAACTGTGGAAAGATCTAAATTATTATCATCTATAGTTTGAGGAGGAACAGTTATTATAGTGGATACTGCATTTATAACCGGGATATCGTTCAGGAGTAAAGACAATTTCAGTTCCCGATGCGCCTCTCGTAATTTTGGCAATAAAACCTCATCGGGCCATCTTGTACCCATCTCATCGTTAAGGTAAGTACGGGCACTATCTAAAACTTGGGATGCAGTAGCTAAGGGCGTATAACTACTCCCTCTAAAGGTTTTAACTTTCCCTTATTTGCTAGGACAACTATAGAAATTTTGGATGCCGCCTGAGAATCCCAATATGTAGCATTCTCCTTTTCTCCTACAGACGCATGAGCTAAAGCGGCTATCCGTGGAGCTAAATAAAGTTCACCTTGAATAAATCCAATAAGATCAGTTCCTACATTCGGGAGAGGTAAAGATCTCCAATAAAGTAATTGAATAGCCCTATTTGCGGTTGCACCTATAAGATTGATAAGTTCTTCTTGCCATTGATAATATTGCAATGTTGGCCCTGCTATTAAATTTGGTAGCGGATCTGAAGAAGTCAGCAAAGTATAGGATGTAACTGGATCTGTTGTAGCCTTTTCCCAAAGTTTTATGGGCTCTATTAGATCTGTTGGAATGGTAACTGATGTTACTCCCGAATTAATAGTTTGAAAATTGATATTCCTCATAACAGGGGAAGACGCAAGCCTTAATATAGCCTGCATCTCTCTATGTGCCTGTTGAAGTTTAGGGAAAAGCGCGGTGTCAGTCCATAGATTTCCTCCATCATCATTAAGCATTGTCCTAGCGGCGGTTAACGCCACTTCTGATGCAGCGCTCAATTAATTTTGTCCCAAAAATATTGCATGAAATCCAATAGTGTCTCCACTAACCCCAAGGGGGATAGCGGAGCCATTTGTTAGTTCGGTAAGAGGGTCTTGAGCAACACCATCTTGAACAAGAATCTTCAACTTACCACTTGTTTCGTCGGTTCCCGAAACGTAAACATAAGTAAATCCATTCTGACCCAAGACTATTACGTAAAACGGAACACGAGAGGATTTAAGTAAAGGTAAAGCTAAAGATAAAGCTATACCTCCAGTTGTATACGTAAGAGGACTCGCTCCGATAGCTAAAGTCCCTAAGTAATGCATCATCCGACCATCAAACCATGTATGGTTTTGATCAGAAATGGTTGGTACTGCTGTTGAAACGGCCATGTTTTACGCTCCTGCGAACTGAAATTGTTTTGCCTTCTCTTTGTCTAAGATCACCTTACAATTGGGACAGATAACAATCCCGAACATAATAGGAGTTCCACATGCTGGGCACTTACTATCTTGAGAATTAACGACCGCAGATAACCATTCATGTTTATCCTGAGTCCAACCAATTAATTCAGCCATTTTTCGTTGTGTATCCGATATAACCCGATGCTGATGATATCGATTCCAATCATCATCTGCAATTTTGCAGCAATTGAGAAACCAACGATTTTGAGAAGTTTCTGCCTGAGCTAGCTCAACCCTACATTCTTCTTTAACTTCCGTAATCGTTTTTTTAACCGGAATAAAAAATATTCCAGGTTTAGATTTCTCATCAATTCCTAACTGCGAACTGACAAAATCATTAACGATCGAAGCCGCAACCTCTTCAGGTGACGTTCTAATCTGCATGCTCTCACGATCCTGATCCAAATATACATAATGAACGGATTTTCCCACATGAAGAATTTCAGGATTATTTTTGATCGACGCAGGGATTGAAAATCTCCCCGGAAATAATCCAGGTTTCTCTTCAATTATAGGAAAGGGAACAATACTAACTATAGTGCACTGATACTCAGTAGTCTCTTGCATCTTTAATCTCCTTAGAATAACCAACACCTTCTTTGAAATGTAATGCAATCTGGGTATCTGTTCTATCGTTCAAATAATCCATCATCATAGAATAAGTCTTTCTATCGGCATCATCTTCAGCAATCGGTCCCTTCGGTCTATTTATAAAATTCATAATAAATTGAATCACTTTGAAGTTTGGAGCTAGATATTTACCTTTAGCTGATTCAAAAACGAACAAAGGTTCATAAGTTCCATATTGACTATCTACTAATTCCTTATTATGAGACAGTTCAGGACTAATATATCGTTCTAGAATCCATCGTTCACTAATATAGTTATATTTAAGAACCTCTCGAACTCCTACAAAGGTCCGAATGAAAATATCTCCATAATAATCATTGTATCGACCATAACGTTTTTCATACATTTTATCAGACCAAACAATTCGATATAAAGGCTCTCCTCTAAGGTTCTTACCTTGAGTTTCCAGCCATTTATTCAAGTTTTCGACTTCCGTCATAATAAATCGGGGGGAAGAAGGCTTCCCCCCAAGAAAGGGAGTCTAATTTAATACCCCGCAGGGACTGCAAGAGTGTCAATATAAGAGAGAGCCGCTGGATTATTAACAAAAATATTAAAACCAGCAACCATATAGAAAATCCAAGACGTCGCAATACCACCTACAGTGTCTCTAGTGGGCCAAACACGATCGTTATTATCTGGATTTTTGTAAAATCCAGCGGGATAGAGCTCAGCCCTTCCGTAAACATCGAGATCGATGAAGTCGATTCTCGTTCGATCCCATGAATAGGAAGTTTTGAGGGGTGCTCCCGCTATTCTCATGTTGTCATCGAAGTATAAATCCAGCCCTTCCTCCTTTGCGGCTTTATCTATACGAATGGCATTAAATCCAAGTTCCTCATAAGCCTGAGCTTGAGCAGGATGAGTCCATGCAAAGCATCTCCTTCGAGACTTCATTCCCACTCGATCTCCAATTTTATTAATTGCAAGTCGAGGAAGAGGAAGAGTCAAAGCGGATCCATTGGCATTAACTCTATTTGCCCTGATTTCAGGATTCTGAGAGCGATCAAATCCTAGCCAAGTTCCAGTTGAAGCATTGGAATCATGATACTTGACTCCGAATAATCCAACTGGAGGCGTGGATTGAAGACCCGAAGACACTATGAGATCCCCTGCCGTGGCTCCGGTGACTGAAGGAGTTACACCGATCGTTTTATTTGCTAGATCATAAAACGTAACGGTCGTTTCAGATCCGGGACCGCCAGCAGTTCTGCAAGTGGTTAACGTACTGTTGAAGACATTGAGATCTTGACCACTTCGTATTAGGCGAACTCCAAATCCGTCAGTGGTAAGAGTGTAAGTGTCAACACCTCCCGATGTAGCTACTGTTGTGATCGTACCGAGAGTTCCGGTACCATCCGTCATAGCCTGAGAGTCTGCATATCGACGGAATTCCGCAGTTGAAGTAGCCAGATTATGTCGAAAGGCATTCATAACAGCCTTTCGATTAGAATCCGTCGACCACATCGTTTTAGCTGTAAATTCTACAGCATGCCTGAGATTAACCGAACTGATTACGGCTTTGTCAAATGCTGGCATGTCACCGCGACCTAATCCAGAACCATCAGGAGAAAAGTATCCCGACTTTCCGCCAGTACGTATTTCAAGTGGAATTCTCATGTCTCGAGAAGAAGTTACTTCAACCGGCTTTTTGTCCAGTTGAGAGTAGAAAGTATCATCTCGATCGAACAAAGTTGCAAAATCCGGTAGTACACGCTCTAATTCAGCGCCGACTACTTGAGTTTCTGAACCGCCTGCCATGTTTAGCTCCTATAAGTGATGTTGCCAGCCAAAAAATCTGTATCCGAGGTCTTACTCCAATCAACTTTTTTGGAGTTAATCTCCCCCATTGCAGACCTTCCAGCTGATGTTCCCTCTTTACGAGAATTTAGGGCTTCCAACTTCTTCCCTTTTCCCGTCGAGATTCTCGACGCTGTGCCAAGAGCCTCTGAAACGTATTTCGACCGCACCGTAGGAACAATAGACTTGGCGCGCGCGAGGTACGCGGAAACGATTCTCGCTTTCCAATCCCCACTGTAACTACTTAACTTTGCTTTACTCCATAAGTTATCCATATACCGAATATGTGCTGGATCAGCTTGCATCTGTTTACCAACTTCGGCAAAAATCTTATCCACCACGGATTCTTTAATGAAATTGGACATTAAATTATCTGGATCAATCTTCTCCGAAATTATAGCTCGTAACCCTTCAACACCTGAAGAATTAACGTCTCTGTAGAAAGAATTATATTTTTCCCGTTCAAATTCTTCTCGTTCATTTTTAACGGTACTGACTTCGGGCGCGCGTTCTTCCGCTATTGATCTCTTTCCATTTGCGATGTTAACGTCCCCAAACAGAAAGTCAGATAACAATAACGCAGCATTTCGTAGATTGTCATCATTCCTAGAATCACCTTGGGAATAGAAAACGCGTGTCACATTTTGTAATAGTGGAGCTATTGTTTTCCAATGATCATCAGGACTAATTTTATGCAATGTAGGCAAAAATTGGGAAGAAAACTTTGTTAATCCATTAGCTTCTTTCAAAGAAGTCATAAACTGGGAACCATCTCCCTTTATGACACTCTCTTGCAGCGCCAAGAATGCGTCACTATTTTCGCTCGCTAGCTTTGCATCTGAAATAGAGGGAAAAAGATTGGAATACTCTTTTTCTCTAAAATACATATCTCGTAATGAAGGAAAAGATTTGAAAAACTCGGGAAATTTTTCATTAATTTCTTTTATTGATGGACGTTCATGTGGAGGGAAATCTTCCCTTGCACTATCTGAAGGTTCAGGTTCATCCTCTGATTCGGGGGTACCTTCGGTACCTTCACCTTCAGTATCTTCGATATCTTCAGATTCTTCAGATTCTTCACCCCCTAGCAACTCTACATCTTGCTCAGGGCTGTTTAGCTCCTCAGGCATAAACTTCCTCCTTCAAATCACGATGCATTCTATCCAATGTGGAGATTAAATCGTCTCTATACTGTTTATCCGGGATTTTAGCTTCTTCCAGAATTCTATATGGAGCTCTAAAAGCCGATTTCACGTCCCTTCCTAAATCACTAACTACTGCTATTACTCCAGTTCCATCAGAGTGTACTAATTTATTATCTTTTTTCATAACCTCATACAAATAAACTCTTTTATCATTAATATCTAATCCCCGAATTGGAGCGCCTAAATTGGGAGAAGCCTTTTGCACCTCCTTTGCAGTTTTTGGCTCTATTGGATAAGGTGGTATTGAAACCCTAATTCCAGCCGCGATGTTAGAAGTATCCACTTTTATATTAACTAAATCTCCATTTACCAATCCTGCTATTAACTCTCCAAGATCCATTTTGAGCAATTGCATAAATGTAGGCAGAGCATCCAACCCAAAGCGTGGAGTCCATTCTAAACCATAAACTCCAGATTCATTGACTATAGTATTGAGATCTATAGGACCAACATGTCCGTTATTATCTAATAAACCAATTCCTTGTTGAATTACATCATTATTTAAATTAGAGGACCATACTATATTACCTGAACATCCAGTACTAGGCCCCAAATCTCCTGACAAAAGTTTCTTGACTTCAATGGTTTGATTAGGGTCTCCTACAGATCCATATTCATCAAACCAAAACTCTGAGCTTACTATTGCTCCTTCAATAAATTCTTGGAGCACAAAAGATTCAATTTCCTTGCCATAAAAACTTTTAACAAATTTCATGTAATCTATGCAATCTTGTGAATCGCAGCTAACATAGGACAATTTAGAAGGTAAATCTCCACAAGGCTTAAACACTAATTTTCCATTATATTCTTTGGCATACTTAATTCCAGATTCAAAGTCTGAAAATTCTTTAGTTAATGGAACTAAAATTGCTGAATCCTCCATTACTTTCAAACCAAAAGCTCGATCGTTTTCTAGCTTATCCGCAAATCTAGATGCTCCTAAAACTTTTCTTCCAGATGCCTTTAAATAATCTGCAAAATCTCCCATACCTGAGGAATCGAAGATAACTATCTCATCATCATCTGGATATTTATCTTCAGCTTTCTCTAAAATTCCATCGTATACAGTAGAATAATCAGGTTCTCTTATCCAAATTCGGCAAGAATTTCCCTCTTGCATGATTCGATATAACAACCCCGCACCTTCTCCACATTTAGAAATCAGGAAAAATTTCATTTCGTTAATGCACCGCTGCGGTAATATAGGGAACTGCATCTAAAAGTCCCATATTTCCAGTAGCTGGAGTTAATACTGTAGGATCAGGAGTCAACAAAATATCCATTTTATCTAAAGCAGCACATGTTGGAATAGCGGCTCCGGATAAAGTTACATTTTTAGTGGTAAAGACTGTTCCGGGAACAACAACCGCTCCACTTGAAGTTTGCGCTCCTAAAGTGTAATTAACAGAATTAGCAGCACTACCTTGAGGTAGACATGCAAGACGATAAGCCCATCCTGCATTACCGCTGGTGGCTGAATTCATTTCAAATATTAATTTAATTGAAATTGCAGTTATATTGGTATCCCAAGGACCCAATCTATAACGGATATACTGATTTGCCGCGCCAGTAAAAGCCCAGTATAAATAGCAATGATTGCCCGTATTTGGGGAGGTGAAAAAGGTTTCAATTCCATTACCAGAACCTGTAGATTCCCACGATCCCTGCGTACTAGTTCCCGCGGAATTATCAGCGCAAACAGAGTTATAAACAGGTAATGTGGTAGTACCACCTCCAGATGCATTAAACGTCAAGCCTGAAGCACTAGTCGTAATGGTCATATTGGTGCCCGCGATAGCAGCACATCCACCACCTCTACCTCGGAAGTCTGTATACCCGTTTACATCCCATTGACCTATAGTAGAGGATGTCCATTGAAATACGAGATAACCCCCACAAAGCTGAGGAAATGAGGAAATGTTAGCAACAACGGTATATCCTGTACATGTTGCAGATACTCCAGATGCGGCGCTATATCCTAACACGAATACACCTGCTGCTTGACCATCAGTACCATGACCGTCTGTAATATAGCCGTACAATGTAAAGGCAGAGGCAGCTGCGTTCGTAATGACGCAAGAACCCTTGATATAATCAATTTGATTTGCATTTACATTGCATCCAGAGACAGTTAAAGTGGTTGCATTAGTTCTTGAAGGTTGACAATCATTAAGTTGACCAAAGGAACTTGCTCCACCACTGCTAGCCGATGCATAGATACTACTTTGGCAAGTATAAATAACTCCCGTAGATGATAGCATAATGGCTGGAGAAAATCCAGTACACGCAACTCCTACGGGGCTGACAACAGAAATAAGGAAATTATTCTGAATCTGAGCGCTGCATTCAAGGGGAATCAGGGCTAAGAGGAAGAACAAAATAAATTTCATGAATTTCATACAAACTCCAAATCTACAATGACTCCTTGAGCATTGCCAGAAATGTAGTAGTCTTTCAAACAAATAGTATTTCGAGTGGATCTTTTAGTCATGCCAGTAAGAACAAAACCAGCGTTATTGATATAATTTGCATCGCTAACGTTAACTGCCAATGTATTTGTTGGGGCGGGAATCATCTCAAACTCTTGCACTCTATCCGGAAGTATTCCATTTATAGGAATACTTCCTGTAGTGAGGAGAATTAATGCGTATAACTGATGATAAGCAGTATCACTTGGAATTGTTACGTTAAAAGTTCGATGGGCCATGTTTCCTCTTCACTTAACGCACACGCGCGCGGAGTTATCGGGGAAAGATAACCCCACGCGCGATCTGTACAGCCGTGGCACTGCACATAATCATTGAACTCCTGAAGGTTGCTGTCCAGGTTGTGAACCCTGAAATTGCTGCTGCGTTTGAGCGGTCAAAACTTGACTGTGCTCCTGAAGATGCTGCATAATTGCTGTATAAGCTAAGGGATTGTTTACTTTGAGATCTTGACCCTTAATTCCAATTAGAAAGAATTTACAAGTATCAATATGAATAGAATTATCATCGATTTCAGGTTCAATCGGAATAGCTACTTGAGAATCAATCATTTGTCGGATTTCCTCCATTTGTTTGATTCGTTGATCTTCCCCCGGAATATGTAATTCTGGAAAGGATAAAACATCCGCAATTTCATTTCTATTTTGACTATCATAAATTGCAGCGTTCAGAAATTCATTATTGAATTCCATTAACTTAAGCAAAAGTTGTTGCTTTTGAGCGGAACTGATGGGGAATGTTTCCGATCCCTCAGCCTCGACATCTCCCACCTTACCCGTTAGTTCAGCACGTTTTATCCATATATTGGAGTATCTTTCATTATCTTTAACCACAAATTTTTCATCCTCTACGAGATTCTCAACATAAAGATGGACACACTTTTCCATCAATTCCGCAAACCAAATTGTAAATAGAGACCAACAAATAGACAAACGCTGTAAGGCCATTTGTCGGCTCATGTTATACTCTGCCGCTGTACGAGACTTTCCTTCCCCAGGACCCCCATAGATTGAGGGAAAAGAACCAACACAAAATTGACCATCTTTATCTAATTGATTACCAAATCCTGGAACTTCTTTGGATAAAGTCGCTCTCGAACCCTCGTAGAACATATCAGGCGCGCGCGATCCTGGTCTGACTTTGATCGGATAAACTGATCCAGGTCTAACTTCATGCTTGCTATAAGTCTTAAAATTCAAGGTTTCATTATCTGCGAATTGAGAAGGAATTCCCTGTTCAATAGTCTCTAGAGTTAAATTGGATAAAACATTTCTCATCTCATTTATAGATACTAATGGCTGCCCTAAAGCATCAGCATGAATAAAAGTGCTCAATCCCGCTTTACCAATCGTCCAATATTTATCCATATCTTCATCTCTAGATTCTACATAAGTTTTGCCTACGAATGCACAATAACAGCCATTGGGATAAAGTTTATAGAGTTTTTTCTTTTCTGCATCTTTACTTTCAGGGAGACTTTCAAAGGTCCAGGGTCTTAACCAGCACCTTCTCAAAGAATTAAGATCTTTATTCAAATCTCCTCTTGATAACGTTGAGAATGCGGAAAGCGTTCTTCCGAGGCGTTCATTCGATTCAATATCTTTATTCTCTTTATCTATTTTATCAGCAACATGGGGATAAAGATTTTTAAGGAAGTCCGTAGGCTGATCTAAAGTCAATATCAGGTACCCGCACTCCTTCTGCATTCGGGAATAAGAAGATACTTTAACAAATAGAGGACCAAATATATCAATGAGCACACGAGTTTTTGGTTGCTCAGAGAATCCATCTAGAACAGGTTTAAGTTCCAAAGGATTACCACAGTTTGGGCAGGACATACCCTCAATTGCATCCTCTTGATCCGCCGGAGCCATATAACCACAATTATTACAAACTAATCCCTTTTTATAGTTAGGAATTAAGATAGCCCCAAAGTTTTTATCCGCTTTCGGAGCGTGATACGCAAAAACGTTTCCACAATTCCAAAGTGTTAAAAGAGATTGAAGCATTAACTGCTTGACGTGATTATGCTTCTGGATTAAATCCGCAATATTGGAATAGACTCGGGAAGTTATTAAATCCTCCGCATTGTCCGCATCATCTGGAGGGAATCTAACAGCGGGAACCTCCGCGCTCAGTGCAGCAATGATACTTTCTCCATGAGCTTTATAAATGTTTATTACATAATCGTAATATGGCCCCTCTGCATCTTCTCTACCCTCATCCTCTGCTAACCATCGGGCGTCGGCGGGAGCCAGCCAATCTTGATGTGTTTCGGACCAAAAAGTGAATTGAACGCCGTGCCAGAAATTCTCATTTTTCTTCCAAAGTTTGATTTGTTGTTTTCTAATCCAGGAATCTTCTTCTTCATATTTATGAATAATTTCGAGGAGACACTTCTGAAGTTCCTCGGGAAGGTCCTCATTATTCGCGTTCGCTTCGCGTGAGCTAACTGAATCCATATCGTTTAACTGGCTGTTTAACTGAATCCATAAACCATAGGCTTCTTCGATGAATGTTTAGCCTTCACCATTTTCTTGGGCTTTTTTGAAGTCTTTTTTGAAGCAATCGGCTTTTTTGGAGCGTCGTAATCTAAACTAACAAACTGATGTTTCATCCTTTTCCTTTCTTAAGCTGACGGAGGAGCTTTAGTAATTACCTCATCTATTTCTACAGGAAGTGATACTTACATCACTCCATCTGCGCTATAGATTGACGAGGTAATATTCCAACATCACTTCAATCACCCCCGCAGTGAGTGCAGCGGTTCCAACGGTAAAATTAATTTGTCCCGCAGCAGACATTTTAATTGCTGTTGCTGCTGAGCTGAGAGGAATTGGGTCGAGAAGGGTTGCAACTGTTAACGAAGCTTTTGCTGTAGCGGCTAAAATCGAGGCAGCGCTTGATCCAGCAGTAGTTCCGATGGAAACGGTGGCGGATCCCGCAGAAGTTACCGCAGTCTGAACGTATATCTGACCACGAATAATCACCGCATTCGCTGGAATGGTATCGGAATCTTGGGGAGTAATTGCACCTATACCCCCACCATCAACTGCGAAATTATAAATAGCTTTCGCAATATAATTAGCAGAATATCCCACATTTTCAGTGCCAACTGCAATTCCAATGTCTGCAAAAACAATCTCAGCACCCGCTCTATACTCCAAAGTTGCTTGAAGAGAAGGAGTAGTGGAGGCGAGTGATGTGTAAACCTTGTATCCAATTGCTCCGGGAGCCGGTTTCCAACCAACTTGAACTAAATTTCGATTGGATAAGGCGGCTGGTGTGGTAACGGATACTGGTCCTGCTAGCGGCCCCGCTCCGGTATCATAAACTCCTTGAATCCAATAGTAACGGGCGGTTGTTCCGCCAGCGTCTCCAAAATAGCGAGCGGTTAATCCTGTTGCCGAAGGTCTTGCTTGAGTTGACATGAGTAATTCCTTTCTTTAGTAAACTGAGCCTCATTTCGCGCGTAAATCATTACGCTCGTTTTCAAGTTTCGCTAATCTATCCTGCAAATCAACAATTTTTTCCGTTTTCGTAGCGCCTTGAACCTCTAAACTTCCTACTCTAGCAGATAATGCAGTTACAGCGCTCTCTAATGCGCTATCTCCATATATTATATGATTAACAAAAGCGCCTAAAATTAAAAGAATTAGAGCGCCTAATCCTGTAATTATCAGATAGAGAATTTTGGAGTTTCCATTAGTATTCATTTCTTTTTTCGCCTGAGAGCCTTTGCAAATCGAGATTTAACTTTGTGAGGTGTTTTATCCAGAAATTCTTGAGCCACTTTCGCTAACCCTCCAATTCCAGGAGCGTGCGCGTGCGTCTGCATGAATCTAAATTGTTTAGCACTCTTCACTGGCATAAACTTCGTTCACGTGTTCACTTCGTTCACACGTTTCACTCTTCATCAGTGTAGTAGAAATATTCTACTAAAAGATCTAACTCCCACATTGCGGAAGCTATCAAACTTTGGTTAATTCCCCTTATCTTCTTTATTTGATTCAGCAGCTTTATCCATCCAGTATTTCTTCCGATCGGCGGATTCAAGATTTTGTTTTTGTCTTGGCCAAGAAGAATAACTTCCTCCAATAAAGGTAGTTTCTCCTTGGGGGATATTTTCATCATGGATCAGACCATGCTCCTTGAATATTAAATTCCTAATTTCTTTATTATCTGCCATTGCATCGGAATAAAGAGTTTCAAGTAATTGAAGATGAGCATTGGATCTTTCTGAAAGCCTCCCAAATTCTTCGATTAAGTCTTGAGTTTCTTTCTCAGTATATCCTCCAAGAACTTTTATTAGACGATCAATTATAATCATGCGGGCACTCAAGCATTCACAGCGCGCGCCCACACACCCATCATTCCACCGCGGTGAAATCTTTTTATTGGACGTGAATCTTCAGCTCTTTGTTCCAAAAATTCCATTCTTTGGTAGTAAGAGAATTGATCCCCCGTTCTCTTTAAATCTGCTACAATATTTGAAATTTTTTCGTATTTACTACTATCATAGGATCTTACGTATGTATCCACTGCTTCTATAATGTAGCGGAGATCATCATAGTAATCATCCCCAATGAATTCTTTCACATCCTCAGAAGGTTTCCCCGTTAGTTTATTTTTATTATCATAAATACAAAGAGGAATTGTATTTATCAAACCCTCACATGATTTAAAGATCTGAAGCTTGGGGAGGTTGTTTTCCGGATCTCGACTTTCGAAGGATTGCAAGTATTCATTATACTTTTCCATCCCATATAAGCGAAGAATTCTGTTAGCTAAATTATTGTCGTATTCTTGTGTGATAATACGAGAATCCGGTCTCTGACGCCATCGGAGATATTCTTGGATAAGCAATTTTCCATGAATCCTCTGATTTTCCGCGGGTCGCGCGCGTAACCCCGAATACTTATGAAATTTTTCGGCGATTAGATCATCCTCTCCGCGATTCTGCCAAGCGCTTCTACACATTACAACATCGACAAATTCTTCATTATAACTCAATCGACCAATGTCAGTAGCCCATTCTGAGATCCGTTTCTCTTGCACTGCATATTCT